CAGGAATAATAAGCCAAAGGATTGCTTTAAAAGAGCTAAGGCAAATGAGCGATACAACTGGAATGTTTACAAATATTACAGATGAAGATATTCAAAATGCAGATGATACAACTGATATTGGTGAAGTTGTTTCAAATGGGGGTATAGATAATGATTCAGAAGAATACAGCGAAGGACCTCTGGAAACCGAAATTAAGAATAGAAAAGATGTACAAACAGGCTTTAAAGCAAATGATGAAAAGTTTAGAAAAAAGATTAATTGGCTTGTACGAACCATTAGACATTCTAAAGGAAATTAAAAATTATACCAACAACAAAGATTTCAATAAATATGCTAGTGCTGCAGCAATGAAAATGGTAACTCATTTATTTACAGATGCAGGTCATACATGGCGTGAAGCAGCAAAAGAAAATAGTAAAGGTAAATTAATCTATGAAGCATTACAAAAAGAATTGAATGGACCATTAGGCGGAGATGTGAGATATCAAATTGAAAGAAATGCAGCTATAATAAAAACTTTACCATTAGATATTTCAAAACAAGTAACAGAACATATTGCAACTGAAAGTTTAAATGGGAAAAGGGCAACAGAAATAGCAGAGGAAATAAAAGAAATTTTCCCCATGACAACTAAAGCAAAAGCTGGATTAATTGCAAGGACGGAAGTTTCAAAGACATCAACAGCCTTAACAAAAGCCAGGTCAGAAACAATGGGCATTAATTGGTATGTATGGCGAACTTCTGAAGATAGTCGAGTGAGATCATCACATAAACATATGGATGATGTGTTGATTAACTGGAATAACCCACCTTCACCGGAAAAACTTAATCACGAAAGGTCAGTTGGTAATTACCATGCAGGTAATATTTATAATTGTAGGTGTTACCCGGAGCCGTTAGTGACTTTGGATTACATTAGATGGCCACATAAAGTTTATTATGCTGGTAAAATTCAAACTATGTTCAGAAAACAATTTGAAGCTATTATGTAGAGGACATTTAAATATTAATAAATATTCATTAATAACAATAAAAAATGCATAAATATACTGTATAAATACTAAAAATGCAAGCGAAGTAAAATTAACTTCGTTTTTTATTTGTTTAAATTGCTCATAAACATTGTTATATCAATGAATTACAAGATATTTACCAATATACATTAAATATCTATTTAGCGAAGTTATAAGAAAAGAGATGAAGATATGGAAGATGCTAAAAAAGCACCTGCAGTTAATCATAAAAAAGGTAAAGGGAATATAAAAAGTATAGTTGATACTGAACATATAGCTAATAATTTAACTCAAGCTGACTTGTTTGGGAATAATGTATACAATGCCATTCAAAAGATGCAGAATGAAGGGTTAGAAGTAGAAGTACAGTATCAGCAAAGCGATAAATTCTTTTCAGCGTTTATCATAGGCAGAAAGGAAATTTAAAATAAATTTCTATTATGGATAACAGTTTAATAGGTAAATAGTAAGTCTTAGAAATAAGGCTTTTTTATTTTGCTTTGAAAGGGGGTGAGAGACATGAAAGCTTATTACGGTAGTAAATTTAGTCCTAATATGACTGAAACACCTGAGGGATTTTTAGTATGCCATAATGTGCCTATAGCTCGTACTGGCTGGTATGAATATTTAGGTGATGAAATAGGCGCAGACGGAAAAGAAGGACAAATAGTAAAAGTTTATAGAGACCCTGAAGAAGTATTTAAACCTGCTGCAATGGCAAGTTTTGAAGGAAAACCTACAACGGATGAACATCCAATGGAATGGGTAACCCCGGAAAATGCAGCAATTTATTGTAAGGGCACAGCACAAAATATCAGAAGAAGTACTGATGAGCCTGACTTGTTAATTGCTGATTTAATGATTTATGATTCTAATCTTATATCTGAAATAAAAAGTGGTAAACGTGAAGTTTCTTGCGGATACGACTGTATGTATGTAGATAACGGAGATGGAACATATTCACAAAGGCAAATTTGCGGTAACCATGTAGCTGTAGTTAAAGAAGGCAGAGCTGGTAGCCGTGTTGCAATAAAAGATTCTAAATCTCAGAAAGAGGAAGGAGAAAAGAAAGTTATGAGTAAAAAATTAGCATTTCCTAAAGCAAACTCTAGAGTAACAGATATATTAGCTGCTCTAGGATTAAAACATTATGCCACTGATGCTGAGCCAGAAGAAATAATGGATGCAGTAAATGCAATGGCAGAAGAGAAGGGAGAGTTAAAAGAAAAGGAAGATGGGACTGAGGAAAAGAAAGATCCAGAAACAAAAGATTCTGATCTAGAAAATAAAGACGATCCATTAAAAGCACTTTCAACTAAGGTTGATAAATTAACTGAAATAGTTACTAAGTTAGTTGAAAGTGATAAAGAAGTCCACAAAGATGTTAATCCAGAAGATGCAATTGATGATGCAATAGCTGAATTATCAAAAGATCCCGATAAAGATGAAGACGAAGAACAGAATGAAGAATCTGTGACAATATCACCTGAAGAAATGAATGAGGATGATGCTCCAGTTGCTGGCGAAGAAGATAAGCCAAAGAATCCAATACCAGGAGCAGACAATGCTTATAAGATAGCTGCATTAAAAGCTATGAAACCAGTAATAGCTGCAATAACAGATCCAGAAGCTAAGAAAAAGGCGTGCGATGCACTTATTGCAAGTGTAAAAAAACAAGCTGATAAAAAAACAAACACATATGCTTCAATAGTAAATAGACAGAAAAAAGCTGCTAAAGATAAGCAGAATAAAGACGCAAAAGAAAAGGATTATTCACAGCTAGGTAAAGACATAGCAAAGAAATTTAATCCACATTACAAGGAGGTAAAATAATATGCCAGGAAGTGTAATCGGAAAAATAATGAACCTTGGTTATGCAGGGAGTGTATCAAGAAGTGCTGAGGCAATAATTGATAATAGAACAGTAAAAAGTGTAATAAATTCAGGTAATGAAACAGAACCTTCAATTAATTTCGGAGATCCAGTTATTTTAAACAGCAATAACACTTATAGCAAATTTGGAGCATCCGGAACTATGGCTGCATTTATTGGAGTTGCTGTAAGGGAAGTTAAACAGGCAACTGATTACTTTGCTACAACAGGAGAATATTTACCCGGACAGCCTGCAGATGTTTTAACCAGAGGTGCTATAACTGTTGTTTGCAATGTTGGCACTCCAACAGCAGGCGGGAAAGTTTATATTCGTACAGTAGCGAATGGTGCTATTCCTACAGGAGTAGTTGGTGGATTTGAAGCTGCAGCAGATGGTACAAATTCAATTGAAATAACTAATGCTAGATGGACAACCGGAAATATTGATTCTAACAAAGTTGCAGAAATAACATTACTTTCAAGAAATAACTAATATAAAGGAGGACGAATAAATGTTAGTTGGAGATAAACAAGTATTTTCAATCGGCGGACGTGGGATAGTAACTACTGATGCGGCAATATCAAGCGGAATGGCTTTCTTAACAGGTGAACTTGAAAAGAGAGATCCTAGATTATTAGAGCCATTAACTAGTGTTACATGGATGAGAGATATAGTAGCAAAGACAGGTGGAGGATGGATTGAATTCTCTAGTAATTACTTTGTTGACTATGCTTCAACAGGCGGAAATGAAAATGGAATAATTGGTGGACAAACCGATAATATTCCTATCATGCAGGCTAATGTAAACAAAGATACTTTCAAAGTATTCACATTTTCAAACATACTTAAAGTACCTTTCGTAGATCAGGCTAAATTACAGGGAATAGGCAGGAGCCTAGATGATATCTTAGATAAAGGTATTAGATTAAACTATAACAAATCAATAGATAATATCGTCTATTTAGGATTACCGGGTAACAATGTTTATGGCCTTGTAAACAATCCTGCAATTGCTGCTACAACTGCTGCAGTAGGTGCAAGTACACATACACAGTGGAATTATGCCGGAGCACCAAAAACACCAGATGAAATACTTTATGATATAAATAAAGTTATCACAGATACATGGACAGCATCTGAATATGATTTAACCGGTATGGCAAATCATATTTTAATTCCACCAGCTCAGTATACTTATTTAGTAAATACTAAAGTAAGCAATGCCGGCAATATTTCAATCCTTCAGTATTTATTGGAAAACAATATAGCTAAAAACCAGGGTAGAGATTTATCTATCGAGCCTTCAAGATGGTGTATAGGCGCTGGAACTGGCGGCACAGATAGAATGGTAGCATATGTTAATGATGAAGATAGAGTTAACTTTGACTTACCAGTACCATTAAGCAGAGTAATGACTCAGCCTGATGTTACACAGTTAGCATATTTAACAGCATATGCAGCACAATTAGGACAGGTTAAGTTCCTTTATGATCAATGTGCTAAATATATAGATGGAATTTAAGGAGGACTTGTATAATGAGAATATTTGCACGTAAAACATTTGAATTTGAAAATACAGATGGTGAAAAAGTCACTGTTAAAATGGCTTCATTTGCAACTGTACCGGATTGGGCAGAAAAGACACCAATATTTGCTTTAGCTTTAAAAGATGAAAGCATAGTAGTAATAACAAATAAAGAGGATGAAAAAAAGGTTGAAGTAGCGCCTGAAAATCCAAAAACAACAGTACCACCTGCTGGAAAGTAGGTGATTTTTTATGTCCGGTTTAATTGGGGATGCTTCTAACATAATAGTTGGAAGCAATCCTTCCTATGTTTATACAGACTTTACAGATGATTACCCACAATTTAATTCAACAATAATACCCCAAATATTAGTTGAGAAATATATTAGTCTGGCGCACTCATGTATTAAAGAAGCTAGATGGCATGATATCTGGAATATTGCAATGGGATGGTTTGTTGCTCATTTTTGTTCTTTATATGTACAAGGTACGGCAGATGCAAATAGTGCAGCAGGTGCTGTTATCGAAGCAGGAAAAGCTAAAGGGTTAGATGTTTCTCAAAGTGTTGGTGGAGTTTCAGTAACTACTGATTACAATGCAATAGGTCAAGACTTGGATGGATGGGCAGCGTGGAAGTTAACTATTTATGGCCAACAGTTAGCTACTATGGGTAAACTTGTTGGTATGGGTGGAATGTATGTTTATTAGGTGGTGATATTATGATTGAAAGTTTTGCAAATATGGCAATAACTAAAGATTTGACAGGTGATGTCCTGAAATCTTTAAAGGAATTAGCAGATAAAAATGTTTATGTTGGTGTGCCTGAAGAAGAAAACGCACATGAAGGAAAATCAGTGCATGAAGACATAACAAATGCTCAATTATTATATATCCACACCCATGGGATAAGGAATCAAGATATGATAAAAGAAATGCAACATGACATTGACCATGGTATGCCTTATTCGCAAGCACATGAATTGTATGTCCATGAGCATGGTTCTCCTTTATGGCAATCACCACCTAGACCAGTACTTGAACCATCTATAAATAATAGTAAAGAAATAATATCAGAACAAATGAAGAAAGCTGTAGAATCAGCGTTAGATGGAGGAGAAATTACAACTGAACTTAATAAAGTTGGTATGCTTGGGCAAAATGTTGCAAGAGCTTGGTTTACTAATCCAGATAATAAATGGGAGCCTAATACTGCAGGTACAATTAAAAGAAAAGGCAGTGATAAGCCGTTAATAGATACTGGAGAATTACGTAAATCAATTACTTATATAGTAAAAGAA